AGACGTTGACACCCTTTCCCTTGAAATGAATCAGGAGAACGGGCAGGTTGCAAAAGATGACCTGTGGAACAACGCCATGTCGATTCTTGCAATCCCGAACAAAGAGGGCAACACAGGCGGCGATACGCAGGGTGCGGTTGAACTCCGTAACGGTTGGGATTTTTCCAAGACTCGCGCCATGATAAAGGATTCGTTCGTAAAGAAAAGCGAACGAGACTTCGCAAAGCTGATTCTTCACAGGCTCAAGCAGGTTGAAGGCGAAGCGGCTTTTCCGCTTACCGAAATGGACTTCGACGTTCATATCGTTCACAGTCCTACAGACAACCTCTACACCAAGTCCGAAGCGCTTGCTATGCTCTTAAAGAACGGTATTCACCCTCTTGTTGCTATCAAGACCTGCGGACTTTGGAGCGATTGCGAAAAGGTATTTTTGCTCAGCAAGCCTTATCTTGATAATCTTTATAAGACTATCGACGATGCAATCGAGGAACAGGGGCTGACCGATCAGATAGAGGAAGCGAACGAATTACTTGCTTCGGGCGGTGCTAATGAGTGACCTTCTGAGCATTGATGAAATAAACCGACTTCACAACCGCATACAAGAAATGGAATTGTCGCAGGAAGAAAAAGACAGGCGTTCAAAACTTGTCGATGACTTCGTGGAAGCAATAGTTCCATTTTTTAAGTATGCGAAAGCCGCTATCGAGTATTCGGACGATGACGATATGGACACTTGGTACTACCTCTTTATCGAGGAGTGTACCGACAGCTACATATCCGTGCTTGACAAAAACGGTCTTACTTCGGGCAAATACGCCGAGAGAGCAGAAAACGCTTCGAAAGAAATTTCGACAACGATCCTCAACAGCTATGCTGACGGGAAAAGCCTTGACGACATCTTCTCGGAGCGTAAAGTTGCCACTATAGCTGAGACGGAGACAAACATATTGTCCAACGCTCGAATGGACGACGAAGCAAAAGAAGCAGGCTACACCAAAAAAACGTGGGTAACTATGGGCGACGAAAAGGTTCGTATTGCTCACGCTTTAGTTGACAATGTAACCATAGGAATTGACGACGCGTTTGATGTTGAGGGTTACGCCATGAAATATCCCTGTGATACTTCCGATAACCCCGACGCAAGCCTTGTTGTCAATTGCAGGTGCGTTTGTCAGTATTCATAACGGTATGTACGGTTACAAACCGACATATAAATCAGCAACTATGCGTTAAATAGTAACCGCTTGTGGACTAGACCACGTTAAAAAATGTACGGGGAAAGGAATTGAACATGACGAGAGACGACGCAAAAGCGTTTTACGCGGCAAACGGCGTTGAGAACCCCACAAAAGAGCAGATAGATTCTCTTATGAATACGGTCGGTTCGGAACTCAACAAAGCCAAAGAGAGCGCTTTAAAGACCAAAGAAATCGTCAACGCGTTAACTGAGGAGAACGCGAAGATGAAAGCAGAACTCGAAGCAACCAAGAACGCGTCACTTACAGACGCCGAGAAGGTTCAGAAAGAGATTGACGATCTCAAGAAGGCGGTTGCAGAGAAGGAAGCAATCATCAAAAAGAGTCACATTGATTCGGAACTCGCGAGAGTAGGAATCACGGGTGACTATGCAAGTAAGTTTTTCAAAGAGGACGGGAACATCGACTTCGATAATCTTGCAAGCTATGTCGCAAACGCGAGAGACGAAGCGGCAAAGGCAAAGGAAATCGAGATCGCCAATGCTTCGGGAAAGCCCGAAGGAAACGGAGCGCCCCCTGCGAAGGAACTTACCAATCAGGAGAAAGTCGCCAATGGTTATTTAGCAAGGAGAGTTGGCGCAGACGTAGGAAAGCAACTTGCTAATTTCCGTTAGTGAAATATAAACAACAACGAAAGGAGATACACAATGGAGTTTGTTAAATCTAGTGTTAACGGCAAGATTCAGATTCTTGCAAACGATCATTTCGTAGCAATCCCTATCACTCTTGACTTTTCAAATGTTGTAACAACCGAGGACGGTGTAAAGGTTGTTAAGTCGGGAACGCCCGTTAAGAGCGCGTCAGGCGGTTGGGTAGCTTCGAACGATGGCAACGCAACAGCCATTCTTTACGGAAGCGTTTACGAAGGCAGACCTATCGGTTCAGCGATCATTCACGGCTTTGTTGACAAGGCAAAGGCAGAAGCCGCTTCGGGTCTTACCTACAGCGGTTCGATCAGTATTCCGCAGGTTACAATCCTCTAATCTACGAAAGGAGAAAAACTAAATGAAGATTACAGATGTATATTCAGCAAAGGCTGTGGCACTTGCAGAACAGACACCCGAGAGCAATTCTATTGATTACCTCGGACGTACCCTTTTCCCTTTCAAGAAGAAAAGGGGTCTTGACCTCAAGTGGATTCAGCTTCATTCAAAGTTAGGTACAATCCTTGCACCTTCAAACTTCGACGCTAAATCAACACTTCGTTCCCGTGAAGGCTTCGACTTCAAGAGAACACAGATGGCTTTCTTCCGCGAGTCTATGCTTGTGACAGAGGAAGATCAGCAGGAGATCATGAGGATTCAGGAAACAAGCGATCCTTACGTTGAGGACGTTATCGCTAACGTTTTTGACGATGCAGGTACACTTGTTATGGGCGCAAGAACCGTTCCCGAACTCATGGCTATGCAGTTACTTGCACCCGCCGACGGCACACCCAAGATTCTCATTGAGGGCAACGGTGTTGTATATGCTTACAACTACGATCCCGACGGCGCTTACAAGGCTCACAACTACGTTCAGATGCTCGGCGGTAGCAATTGGGCTGACACAGTTCATTCTACCCCTCTTACCGACATCATCAGCGCAAGGGACATGGCAAAGGGCGGCAAGCCCAACAACATGATTATCAACCCCAATACTATGGCATGGCTCAAGAGCAACGCTAGTATTGCGGCTTTCATCACACCGCCTAACCTTCCTTCGGACGCAGTTATCAAGAATATCATCGCCACTGTTGCAGGCGTAAACGTTATCGTTTACGAGAAGATGTACAAGGACGAGAACGGGAACGAGGTTTACTTCTATCCCGACGGCATGGCTACTCTTGTTCCCGACAAGGCACTCGGTAGCACATGGTTCGGTACAACCCCTGAGGAAAGATCAAGTCTTGTCAAGCAGAACGCTGACTTCGCTCTCATTGATGACGCAATCGCTGTCATGGTTACAGAGACCGAAGATCCCATTGAGACAAAGACAACCGTTTCTGAGATCGTGCTTCCTTCGTACGAGAACATGGACAGTGTTGTTGTTATGGCGGTATCACCCGTTCTTCCCACTCTTTCGGGAACAGTTGCAGAGGGTTCGCAGAGTGGCACAACAAAGGTTACGCTTGCTTCCGCACCTTCAGGTTGCTCTTATGCGGTTAGCACAACTACCACAAGCCTTGACGGTATCTATCTTGGCTCTGACCTCAGCGCTTGGACAGCATACACATCAGCAAGCGACATCACAATCACCGATGGTTCGAAGTTTGCAATCGCTTGCATTGACGGCAACGGACTTGCTGTTAGCGCAGGTATCTTTGTGGCTGAATCAAAGGCGTGATCGTGAGGTAGCAGTATGACATTTCCGTATTCGGTAGTAATCGGTGGGAAATTTTATAAAGCAGGGGCAGAAATCAATATTCTGCCCCCTGCTACTGCTAAAGTTTCCGAACCCGTGACAGAGAACGTAACCGTTGAAGTTGCTTCGGAGAAGGAAGAAAAAGCCTTAACGAAGTCTGCAATAAACTTTATGAAAGCCGAGACCGTCATTGAAACGGCAAAGTCTTACGGGATTGAAACCGAAGGCAAGGACGCAAAGGCTATCAAGAAAGAGTTGATTGCGCTTCTCGGTCTGTAATCAAGGAGATCAAAACCATGACAATAGCTGAAATTACGACTTCCGTTCAATCAAAAGCCTTGACATACCTTACCGAGACAGGCGAAACCATAACTATGTTTCCGACGTCTATCGTTGATTTCGTAATTGAATACGCGACAGCAGGGTGTCATTTTCCTACGCACTTTACGGAAGCTGATATTGCAGGCTATTTAAGCAAGGCGGTAAACAGTCTTGCCGTTGCGTGTGTAGAGGTCTACGACAAAGCAGGCGGCGAAGGTCAGCTTAGTCACAACGAGAACGGAATAGACAGGACGTGGGAAAGCAGTTGGATTTCTCCGAGACTTTTCCAAAACCTGCCTAACTTTTGTTCAACAGTTAAATAGCGAGTGCGGACAGCATGAAAGGATAACGTTATGACTTTAACCGACTTTTTAAGTGTATTCCAGCCACTTTCGGTCATAATCGCCTTCGTTTCTTTGATTTATGTTGTCAAGAACTCAAAGAAAAACAACGAGAAAGATGTGGAAGCAAGGGCGACGGGAATGGCGCGGATCGAGGTTAAATTAGACGGAGTAATCGACTCGGTAGACGAAATTAAATCTGAACTGAAATCCAACAGGGCAGAGATAAACGAACTCGTCGAGAGGATTGCGAAGATTGAGTCCTCGGTTGAATCGGCGCACCACAGAATCAATGAGTTGACCGAAAAGGGGTAAACATGAGGACGCTTGAGAGAAACAAACAACCTATCTACTATGCTAATCTGACGACGAGTGCAGACGATGTTGATGGCAACTATGTTGTAATCGACGGCGTATCAGTGCCTGTGGAAACAGGCGGTTTTACGCAGAGTTACACGAAGCCCGAGAAGAAGAATGTAAGCATTTCGTTTTCGGGAGAGTCGAACATTCAGCCCTTCGGCGTAGACATAGGCGGCTATGACGCTATCATAGTGGCGAATAAAGGGTATCTGCCTATCACAGAAACTTCGCTGATATGGTACAAGAGTACGCCTACGTACCTCGACGAAGAAGAAAAGATTGTTGACCCTAGTTCGGCAGATTACACCGTCAGAGCAATAGACGATTCGTTGAATGTTTTCCGCGCGTTCTTGGCAAGGAGCGTGAAGAACAATGACACTTGACCTCGATCTTAATGTAAAAGACCTCGATAAACTCATATCCCTTCTTGAAGATTTCGAGAAAAGCCTAGACGAGAACTTCGACAAAGCCCTTGACGCCTTAATGGACAAAGGTATTGAGGTTGCCAAACAGAATGTTCCGCAGGAGTGGAGTAGCGGTATAGTTTTCGAGAAGCAGACATTAAACGCAGGAACAAAGGTCAAACGCTATGCGCTTGTTGCCAAAGATTCAAGCCCTGTTTTTCAGGAGTGGCTTAATTCAAAAGGCGAAAGAAGCGGCTATTACATATCTCTGTTGTATTTATCAGAGTTTGGAAGCGGTTGGCTTGCCGACGTAAAGACCCCCGAACTTACGGGAGTATTCGGACAAGGCACAATGCCAAACGCCAAAGGACACGCTTTTGACTACATGGGTTGGTCGTGGTACGATATGCAGGGCAATTATCACCGCTCTATTGGCGTCAAGCCCACTTACCCTATGTATAAGGCTTTAAGCGAAATGATAAATCAATCAGACAAAATGATTGCGGAGATCGCAAAGAAATTGGAGTGATAATCATGTGGGTAACGAACAAACAGAACGAGATATACACCTATCTCAAATATCGGGCGCTTGTTGCCCTACAGACGAAATATCCGAACCTTTTCTTTACGCAGGACGATTCGCCCAATGAAAGCCCTAAATTCCCTTGCGTTTATGTTCATTTCTTATCCCCTATCGAAACGGGGCGTGATTTGGACAATGATTCTGTCAATGCTGTTGTATGTACCCTGCAAGTGGACGTTACCGTTCCTGAGCAAATGGGTATGTCGGCGGCAACAGAAGTTAGCGATAATGTTGTTGAAAATCTCAAGCGTATGCGATTTTCAATCACGGCGTTCCCTGAGTTTTCCAACCTTAACACTAACACCAAGAGAAAGATTCTTCGCGCCGAGAGAACAATCGGCGTGGACGATATACTATTTTGAAAGGAGATAAAACATGAACGGAATTTCTACCGCAGGAATTACCTTCAAATATGCGCCCGAAGTTGTTGCAGGCACACGCCCTACTTCGGGATATACGCGTATTTTTGGGTGCAAGTCTATTCCTGACTTCAACAGTGAGCCGTCACAGCTTGAGACTACGACGTTTGATAACACCGAGTACAAGTCATACTGTGCAGGTCTCAAGGACATCGGTGGTGCGAAGGCGTTCGGCTTTAACAACACAAAGCAGTTCAGATCGGAGTGGGCGGCTCTCATGACAGCTTATGAGACAGCAAAGGCTTCGGGTCTTGCTATGTGGTTCGAGATCAAACTTCCTGATGACGATGCGTTCTACATTTCAGGAGAACCCTCGGAACTTGGATTGAGCGGCATGGCAGTTGACAGCGTTATCGAGATCGACGCTTACCTTACAATCGCAGAGGTTGATGGTTATGCACAG